TCAGCATGCAATAATTGTGCTTCAGACATAGCCATCTTTGCTCTTTGTCTGTTAGCGTAAATCTTTGAACCAGCTTGTGCTGCAAGTTTAATTGCTTGTAGCCACATAAACTAATACCAAGTTGCTTTAACAGGTTTTTTGTCAGGTCTCATTCTTTTTGTACCTCTGACATCAACTGTTTGAGATTCATCTGGGTTAGTCATTTCAACAGGTATACCACCTTGTTGTAATCCATCTTTACCAACACCCAATTCTTTTTCAATTTTAGGTGCTTTGACGTAACCTTGACCTCTTAAATAATCTTTAGACATATTTTATCTCCTTATTTGTTTGATTATAACTATTTTTTACCGAAGTTTCTACCAAAATCGTGAATTTTGCTTTTATCTGCCATGCCTTGTTTAGCTAATGACACACTTGCACGTAATTTTGCTAATTTTTCGTTTTGTTCAAGCTTTTCATCTTGATTTTCTTGGTTCATAAGAGCTTTTGCTGTATCAAGATCAATTTTTTCCTGACCTTCTTTTAGTTTTCTTTCATTTTCAGCTGCTCTTAAGTCAACTTCTCTTGCTTTTAACTTAATTAATGGATCACCATTGTATTCACCCATAATTTTTTGTTCTTCATCCATATAATCTTTAGTCATTTCAGCAATAAGCTGTGCTTTTCTCGCATTAATTTTCATTGTTAACGCTTGTGCTTGTGCTATGAGCTGCGGATTGTTTGGATTTTGTTTTAATATCATTTGCATTTGTTGTGCTTGTTGTAATTCTTGTGTAAATTCTAATTGAATCTGTTCTTGAGCCATTAAAGAAATTCTTTCAAGTATATTTTTTTGTAAAGCAACCATAACAGAAGGTGAATTTTGCACCATGTTTGATTTCATAAAGTTTAAATGTGAATCAATGTGTGCTTTATGATCTTGACCAGGAAAAGCTTGAAAAGGTTTCATACCCATTGCAGCAATTTCTTCTAACGATGGATCTAAAGGCGTTGGCTGTGATGGTTGTGGTAAAATTGCATTTATATTTTTTACTCCTAACGCATCATACATTGATCTATACGCTTGATAGATGTCATGTATCTGTGGATTAGTCTGTGCTAATTGTAATTGTGTTTGCGCCATAGATATTCTCTGTGTCTGTGAAAATATATTTGGATCAGCTACGGGTAAAATATCTACCTTGTCATCAAAGTCTGCAACTTTTATATTTCTTGTAGCTCCAACAACATCGTAAGGATATTCAGAAGGTAAATATGTTTTGAATACTTCTGATAGTAATTTAAATTCTTGTTTTAATCCTACATATAGTCTTTTGTGAATAGCAGACATAACTCTTGAACCTCTTTCAAGTAAAGCTACTGTTGTACCCACTGCAGCTTGTTGATTCATATCTCCAACTTGTGAATCTGCTATTGATGCAAATCTTTGACCTGCTTGAACTACGATACCCATTAATTGTAGTAATGTTGCATCAGGACCTTTGAAAGGTAGTTGCATAAATTGATCTCTAATGTTTCCACCAGGAGCATCTACATCTCTAAACTCACCAGGTTGTAAAGGTTGTGCATCATCTCTAATTCTTAATCCTCTAGTTTTAAATCCTGCTGGTAAGTTTGCTAAAGTTCCTGCATCAAGTAATTGTCTTAAAGCTGCTGTTGCCGTTCTTGTTAAACCACCAATCATATGAATTAAACCAAACCCATAAAAACCTGTACCCGGTAAAAATTTAAATTGTACAAAGTAATTTATTTTTTTCTTTAAAGGATCTTCAGGTTTATAGTTTCTTCTAATAGATAATATAGTTTGATTATCATCTGCAAAAGTTATGACGTACGGTAATTTAATTCCTGTTGGATTACCATTTTCATCCATATCTTCATATCCTTCTAAATCTAAATTCGTATGCATTTCATAAAGTGTGTATTGATCTTCTTGACCATCTTTTGAAATACCTTCTAATTGTAATTTCTTTTCTTCTAATTGATTTTCTGTAACAGGTGGATCGCTTAATTTTACATCTCTGTAAAATCCAGCGACCTGTTGTTTTCTCAATTCGTTACCTGACATTTTGATAACATGTACAATTGCATCGGTATCATCTAATGAGGTAGCTGAATACGGAACAATTAAATCTTCTGCCGGTACGAATTTTGACACGGCTCTACCTAAAAGTTCATCATAATAGACTTTCTTAAAGGTAGAACCGGAGAGGGGTAGATAGAAAAGCATTTGATCAAACTCTGGCTCATACTCTTTCATCTGATCCATAATTTGATAATTCATAAAATCTTTTACACGTTTTGACTGTTCTTCTTTTTCAACAGTGATGTTTCCTAAAATCTGTGTTCTAACTGGACCATCACTTGGTAATAATTCTTTGTAAGCTGTTGCTTGAAATTGTGTAACCGCTTCAGCAAGTACAGGGTGATTAACACCACTAGCTCCTCTGAAAGGTTCTGTTCTTCTCTCGTATTTGAAACCTAATAATTCTAAACCTTCTTTGTAAGATTGTTCCCAATCTCCTCTTGATTCTTTGTATTCTGTGTATTGATCGTAAAGAGTTTGACCTAAAGACTCTAAAGAAGAGCTAGACATGTCGTCAGCTAAATTCGCAAAGTGTCCATCGGATTGTCGACCAGGGACCGTTGTTGGATCAAAAGTAACTTCAGCTCCACCTTCTTCGTCCATAACAACTTCACTTGTGTCTGTTGTAATAACTTCTTCTGAACCGGGAACGGCTACTTCTTTTTCTTGAAACTCTTCGTCTTTAATTTCCTCAACTGTGTTGGGTAATGACTTATCTATACTATCTACCATATTCTCTATCCTATTATTAAATTACACCTTTTGGTGGGACTATACCCATAATTCCGTCAGATGTAAAGTCGGGTTTAACAGGTTTAGTTATTCCTCTTTGTCTAAAAAATTCTTCTCTTTCTCTTTCAATATCTTCTTTAGTTCTTGGTATCTCTACATCATCAGTAAATGTTGGCATTCTTTGATCAAATTGTATGTTTGCTATATTGTAATCTCTAACCTCTTTTGGTGTTGCTTCTACTCTCTCTTCTGAAAATTTATCTGCAAAATCTAAAGTATATGGAGTTTCAAACTTTCTATCCTCTTTCCCTCTTAATTTATCGACACCATATTTTCCAGCTCCATATAAAATACCTGGTAAATTTAAAGTATCTTGAACAACTTTAGCTGCCGTTGTTGTGGCTACATCTTTACCTGATAGTCCTTTTCCAAATTGTTCGGAAGCATCTAAAGCTACCAATGGAGCTGTAGCAACTCCTAATCCTTTAGCACCTTTTGCTACAGCACCAAAAACTTTTTTAACACTTTCTGGTATTTGAATATCTAAAGCTGAAAAATCAATTGCTCCTGCAAAACTAGGTACAGTTATCCCTTTGCTTTTGTTGTTTACAAACCTTTTAAAATTATCATAATTTTTTCCAGATATAATTGCAGTTTCTGGTTTTACGTTTCCTAAACCTTTAATTTTATTTTTTCCAAAACTTTTAAAATAAGCATTACTGTGTTTAATATTTTTATCTATATCTTTTAATAAATCTACATCTGTTTTTATATCTTTTATAAAAGGAGTGGTGTCGGTAATACTAATTATATTTCCAAATTTAAATTTAACAGGATTTAAATAACCTTTTGTTCTTTTATTAAAATCTTTATTAAGTTTTTCTATATCTTTTTTATATAGTTTTTTTTCTTCTAAAGTTCCTGAATTATAACCATCAACAAGTTTTATTAATGGAGCATCATAATTATAAAACTTAACTTGATTAAATCTTCCTGGAACATATGTGGCTCTTCCTAAATTTTTTAAATCATAATTAAAACCATCAGAGTATTGTAACCCTTGTGCTAGCCTATGTTCCAATTGAAGAGGACCTGATTTAGAATATTTAGTAAATAAGTTGGGAACTTTTAATTTAACTTGTTGCAAAATTCTATTTTTATTATCCTTTATCCTAGTTAAAGTTTCTTGATAAACCACTCTAGTTTTTGAATCAAGTTTAGGATCTAATAAAGCTTTTGTTATTTTATCCTCCGTGGATTGAATAAACGCATATGATTTTAATTCATTTTTTAAATTAAATAAATTTTTTTCAAAAAAAGATTTTGATACTCCTCCTTTTTTACCTTGGTTTAAAGTAGTGTCTTGTAAAAACTTTCTCATTATTTTTCTTTCTGCTTCACTAGGATCAAACGTAGGATTTTTAGGATCTTGAGTAAAAAATTTAGTCAACAAAGTAGATACATTTTTAAAATTAGGATTATTACTCTTAAAAGCTTCAACACCTATTATTTGTCTTAACACAGGTGCTCTTTCTGAAAGTTTTTTCTTTCCTATTTTATTTCCTTCAATTTCATAATCTCTTTGTAATTGAAAAGTTTTTGTTTTGTTATCAAAAAAAATATCACCTTGTTTTTTTTGTGTATATTCAGGTTTATTAAAATCTTTGTAAAGTTGTTGTTCTATTTGTTTTACTGTTTTATATTTAGGGTCATTTACAAGTTGTTTAATTTTTTCTATTAAAGTTTGTGTATTTTGTTGTTTAGTATTTTTTCTATCCTCTATAGTTTTTGCAAGAGTTGCTTTTGAGCTTCCAACTTTTTCAAGTTCTTTTTTATATGTAATTTTTGATTTTTCTATATAATCTTTTGCTGCTTTAATACCTTGTTTATTTTTATTAAATTCTTTAGTTTCTAAAACAGGTCTATTTCCTTCTGCATCCGTTGTTCCTCTTATTTGAACTTTAAATCTATTTGGTCTACCATATTTTCCTCCACCAAGACTTACGACATTAATTCCTGCTATATTAGATTTTGGTAATGCTAAACCACCATTGTCATAACCCGGTCTTAATCGCGTAAGTATATCTGTGAATAACGTTTCGGCCATTATGAATAATTAGAGAAACCTGTTCCTGATCCTCTTGCTCCTGTAGCTTCATTTACTGCAGATCCAAATTGACCACCTGATGATCGATCAACACTACTACCACTATCTATAATTCGTTGGATTCTTTCTCTTTCTAATTTAGCATCTGCTCTAGCTTTAGCTGCGTCTTTTGCTTTTTGTATAAGATCTAAAGCAAAGTCTTGTCCTTTTGCCAAAACTTTTTTAGCATTTAAAAATGGAGAAACTTTTGTATAAAAATTACCTATACCTTGCATAAATCCTTTTACACCACCTGGGTTTAATGCATCTATTTCGTCTTGCACATCAGGGTCATTAAAATTAT